GAGGCTTCCCAGGTGCGATGAGTACCCAGTCACTCATCGCTCTCACGCGTACAGAAACACAGTGCCAACTGTGCCGGGTACTAGCCGAGCATCGAGGCTCGGGCGTGAGATGCCGTGTTTTTGCGGCAGGTTTGGATGTTAGAGGAGCGTTCTTATGTCAGTAGCTTCAGCGCCAGTTGTTTTGATTCAGTTAGATCTTGTGACTATTGAGCTTCATCTGGAGGGCACATCTCCGCTCATCACGCATGCGTGGTCAGAGAAGGCTAAGAAGATGATGCTTGACAAGCAGATGGGTAAGGCCAGCAAGGGCAAAGAAAAGAAGGATCCAGTAGCAGATTATGAGTCTTCTTTTTACCGCCTGCCAACTGGCGCACCGGGAATGCCAATCCTTGGCATCAAGGCAGCAGCAGTCACGGCATGCACATCGCTAGGCAAGGAGATCAGCAAGGTCGCAGCTAGGCAGTTTTTCCACATTCTGCCTGATCGAGTTGGTGGCGATCTCACCGAAATCTTTTTCCCTGCTGATTGCCCACCACGGATGCGAGAGGACATGGTGCGAGTCGGCATGGGCACCGCGGATATTCGGTTTCGCCCAGAGTTCCCACAATGGGGCGTCAAGATCAAATTGCAGTTTAACCGTCGAGCAGTAAGTCAGGAGCAGGTTGTCAATCTTCTAAACCTGGGCGGTTTCTCGGTTGGCGTTTGTGAATGGCGTCCCGAGAAGGATGGCGACAAAGGTCGCTTTACGGTGGTCTCTAAATTTTCATGGGAGGCGTGATATGTACGTTTACAAGTCTAATAGAACGGTTGTTGGTATCTCTGCTCAGGATGTTGGCGAGGAGCTTGAGCGCATCAGCGAGAATGGCCCACTAACGCCATCGCTGATTGTCGAGGAGAGCAAGCCAGCAACGGCAGTACTCCACCCGGTGTTCGAGTGGAATAATAAAACCGCTGGCCAGTTGTATCGTGAGCATCAGGCACGACTGATCGTCAATGCCGTGGTGGTTGTACCTGAAGCTGATGAGCCACCAGCGGCACCAGTGCAAGCCTTTATCAGCGTTACGACAGGTGAGGATTCTGATCGGCAGTACATGCCAGCTCAGGTGGTGGCCAGTACGCCAGTACTGCGTGATCAGCATCTGGCACACATCAAGAGTCGATTGAAGACGCTGCGACGAGAGTACGCAGGGTTTGTCGAGCTAACGCAGGTTTGGTCAGCAGTAGATGCTCTCTGATTAAAACATCGTGGGGCTGAGGTTGGACTCAGCCCCTACTTGGCAGGCGGGGCTTGGCACGGAGTGGCGGGGCACGGCAGGGAGTGGCTAGGCAAGGTCAGGCAGGCGAGGCGTGGTGTGGCATGGAACGGTTGGGCGCTGCAGGGTTTGGCAGGCAAGGTACGGAAAGGCAAGGTACGGCGTGGATTGGCTTGGTGGGGCAAGGTTTGGCAGGCAGGGCGCGGTTCGGCATGGCAGGGCAGGGCGCGGCTAGGCACGGCGTGGCAAGGCAGGCAAGGCGCGGTTGGGCATGGTTTGGCGTGGATGGGCATGGTCGGGCGTGGCGGGGCAGGCAAGGCATGGAACGGTCGGGCATGGTATGGCGGGGTCTGGTAGGGCTTGGCTAGGCAGGCGTGGCGTGGTCCGGCAAGGTGCGGACTGGCAAGGATCGGCAGGGTTTGGCAGGCAGGGCGTGGCATGGCAGGGCTGGGCACGGTGCGGCACGGCGAGGCAAGGCAGGCAGGGAGGGGTAAGGCGGGGCGTGGTCAGGCATGGTACGGCTTGGACCGGCGTGGCGAGGTAGGGCAGGCACGGAGAGGTATGGCTTGGTTTGGCGTGGCGCGGACGGGCGCGGCGTGGCAGTCATGGTAGGGCGTAGCGTGGCGTGGAGGGGACTGGCAAGGCAGGCGAGGCGCGGATGGCGCGGTTTGGCGTGGTCGGGCGGGGCGTGGATTGGCAGGAGTATTTGAAATGACAGACCCATGGATTGACCACAAGGACTCCTGCGCCAACTGTGGCGCTCAGCGAGTCATGATTGCCGATGGTCTTTGTCGCGCATGTTGGCGCGAAACTAACGGAGACGCTGAGATGGAGCGGGAAGATGTTTACTCGGATTGAGACTACATGAGCCAACGGTGACCATGGCCCCTGCTGCTCGTTGTAGCAGGGATTTTCCGCGGGCATGCTGCCGCTGAACTGTCATCCATGGTCACCGTTTTTGTTTGCAGGATTTGTTCTATGCGCCCATTATGGCAGGTCATGGTCGAGCATCGTGGCAAGCAATGGGCGATGATTAGCAATCTCACGGAGGAGGTTGCTCGCGAGTTGAGTAGTCAGCTCAATCGCTCAGCTAGGGCAGGTGAGTCTATTTTGTTTTGGCCTGAGCATCTATCGTCAACCTGGGCGATCGGTGGTGAGGATACTGAGGAGGAGAGATCATGCACTACGTGAGTTGTGATCCGTATGAGGTGGAGGCGGCGCTGGAGGTGCTGCGCGTGTACCCGCAGTATTTCGGACCAATAGCTGAGGATGTGCGCCGTGCGCTACGAGAACATCGAGCTGCGGTCCGTCACGCTCTGAGCTCTGATCTCGCTGATCTGATGGGTTATTAGCGATGGCGACACATCCTGATGATCAGATCCGCGTATCTGTCCGAGCGACACGACCATCGAGTACTGTGCCGCAGGAGGGTCGCCGTGGCATCGAGCGCATCGATGCGACTGAGGCCAAGGCATTGCTGCTGGCTCGGCAGCAATACCTCGAGGTGCGTGATCGCATGCAGGATAGCGGAGTCGTGGTTTCCACGATGGACGCATCAGGTCGTGTACTGCAATTGCCTGAGGATGCGATCATCATGGATTGTTGCAATTGCAGGCGGGCAATGTGCCGCAATAAAAAATCTCTGCCCTTGTGGGCGCACTCCAAGGTCGAGGAGTATGGTGGCAGCGAGGACGATGGCACTGGACATCTACGACCATACTGCCGAGAGTGTTATGACTGACGATCAGTTACGTTTGGTTTACGCAGCCGCGCGACGATTCCAGCCTGTAGACCTAGATCCTGAGGACTGGACACAATCGATGATCGCATGGGTGCTTGGACACATGGACTCTTACGATCCTGCCCGTGGTGCGTTTTCGACATGGGTATACCAGATCGTCAGGCGTGAGCGCGCACATCATGTCAAGCGCCAGATCGAGCGTCGCAAAACGATGCGAGTGGGCACGATTGGCGACTACGATCTAGCTGCTCCATATGAGGACATCATCGGATCTGCTGAGGACTCAATAGTCGTGGCTAGAGACGTTGGCAGGGCTTTGCTATTTTGTCTGCCACATGAACGGTATGCAGTCGAGGCATGGCTTAATGATCAGTCGTTTGCGTGTGCTGCCAAGGATTTAGGGCAGGTGCGAGCAGCCGTCTCGCGCAACTGGCGCAACGCGTTACAACGCCTGAGGCGTGTACTACGGAGGATGGGATATGGATCCGATCAACCCGGCTCATTATGATCCGCGTGATGGCTCTGATGTCGATTGCGCTCGGGCGCAATTGGCAGGACTCGGTGTTCTCGGATATCGAGCATACCTTGCTGGCAATGCGGCAAAATATGTCTGGCGTCATACGCTTAAAAATGGCGTGGAGGATATAGACAAGGCAATCAAATGCCTCGAGATGCTGAGGGCTACATATGACCAGTGACGAGGCTGATTGGTTGCTGGAGGCGCAGCAGCGCATACTAAAACTCGAGCGCGAAATACAGCGCATGAGAGATGCCATCAGGCAGAATTGTGTCGTCCGCGTGGGCGATCAGCTGATGGTACAGGACTGGGTGCGAGGGGTGATCCGTGATTTTGACGTTAATTGCAGGACTGATGATCGGCCAGAGCGCTTACCAGAGCGCTAGCACAAGCGCTGCGCAGGGGCGCATGGCACACCGTGGCGGGTCGTATCGCTTTGAAGGCGTCGGCTTTAGCTCGAGCTCAGCAGCGCAGGCTCTTCGCAACTGCTGCTAT